CCGTATTGGTCGCTTTCTTTGGGGGTCTCCGCTATCTTATTAAAGGATGGCTTTGGACTTTAACTCCTAACGCTGGATCATCACTTGCAGATCGTTTAGCAAGAATTGAAACACGCCAAGAGGAGATGATGCGTATTCTTCTGGACAAGAAGTAACCTTTACTTATGGCAACTACACGTAAGCGTAAGAAAATAAGCAGGCGCAAAGTGCGTAAGTCGCCCGACCCATTAAATAAATTAGAAGTTTTCTACATTGCAAAACACGAGATGTTTAAAGCAGCACGTAAAGCGGGTTTCTCAGAATCCGTTGCGCTTTATCTCATGGATAGCCCTGAATCGATGCCTGATTGGATTGTAGGCGACAAGGGTATTATCCCAGTTATCCCTACTCCAGATGAGGATGAAGATTAAGCGTTGGTTAGTAATATCCGACCTGCAGGTGCCATATCATCACGAGGCAGCTGTAAAGAATGTCATCAAATTAGCAAGGCGGGAAAAGTTTGATTCTGTATTGGTGGTTGGCGATGAGATGGATTTCCAGTCGATTAGCAAATGGAGTGAAGGCACACCTCTGGCTTATTCAGAAGATTTACACGCTGATCGTGAGCTATGCAAGCAGATACTTTGGGATCTCGGTGAGTACAGTCCAGAGATGCATATTATCCGCAGTAATCATACTGATCGCCTATACAACACTTTATTAAAAGTTCCAGGGCTTATAAATCTGCCTGAGCTACAGTACCCAGCCTTTATGGGGTTTGCCGATATGGGCATGACCTACCATCGGAAGGCTTATGAATTCCACCCCGACTGGGTGCTATGCCACGGAGATGAGGGCAATATGAGCCAACACGCAGGCATTACGGCCTTAAATTTGGCCAAGAAATTTGGTAAATCTGTACTAGCGGGACATTCCCACAGGCTTGGTCTTAGTGCTTACACAGAAGGCGTAAACGGCCATTACAGGGCCTTATATGGCTGTGAGGTAGGCAACCTTATGGATCGCAAGAAAGCGGGCTATATTCGCTATAACAGCGCTAATTGGCAGAATGGTTTTGCTATACTGGAGTCCGAGGGTAAGACGCTAACACCCACGTTAGTGCCTATCGATCCAAAGGATGGCTCATTTACCGCACTCGGCAGGTATTACAGGTAAAACGTTACCGAAACGTTATACAAATATGCGCTAAAACAATCCACAAAGTCATACACAGGTGCAATACTAGGCCCATACCACGAAGCACAGTAGTGGTAGAAATGGGCTACAAATGAAAATACAGATTGACGTAAAAGCGGCTGACTTTGAACAGCTATGGATCAATTCAATGGAATGGAACGGCCAAGATTGGGAAAAGCAGGTAGATAGATTTGAACCTGCTCCATTGTTAACTTGGAAATATGCGTATTGGTTTGACAATTACGCTGCACTAAAAATGGCCCAAGCGTTTCTTAACGCAATGGGTTCTAATCACGCCACACATAGCGATGAAGGTACGGGCGATTGGGTGCTCTTAACTAATTACGCAAGCCCTTGCCATTTACGCAAGACACTGGTGACCGCATGAACTTATACTCTGACTTAAAAGATTTCGGTTACGTAATTATGTGGAGTATCACTATTGGCTGTTTAGTCTTATGGATTATCCATGAGATCAAAGAGAGCGCATTCCAGTCGGGATACTGGAAAGGCCGCAGCGATGGTTGGAAGGTTGCAAATAGACATAGGGATCTAACTGATGCCAACAACAACTGAAAAATTACTAGCTGATGTCGTTGATTTGGTTCACACAAGAGGCACGATCTACGGTCATCCTTACACAAACCATAAAAGGATCAGTGAACTCTGGTCGGCATATCTCGATCATCCAGTTACACCTAGTCAAGTCGCATTATGTATGGCGCTCGTCAAGGTTTCTCGGATTAGTGAGTCTCCAAATCACACAGACTCAATTAAAGACGCTATTGCTTACCTTTCAATATACCAGACCGTGCTTGACGCAGAAATGGATATCAACTACACCTGGGGGGTTGACTGATGGGCTTTAATTTACAAGATTACGAAACAGTCGAAAGCCGACTTGAAAAATGGTGGAAGGACTATCCGAATGGAAGAATTGCAACCAAACTCGAACAGACTACAGACACTCGATACATTGTTAGTGCTGAGTTATTTAAAGAAAAAGACGACTGGCGGGCCTGTGTGAGTGGGCTTGCTAGCGAAAGCATTGCGGATCGGGGTGTCAATTCAACTTCTGCATTGGAGAACTGTGAGACTTCAGCAATCGGCAGAGCGCTTGCAAACGCAGGTTATGCAGCTAAGGGCAAGAGGGCTAGCAGAGAAGAAATGACGAAGGTTGCTAATTACTCACCGCCAGGCACAAGGGCAAGGGCGGTAGAGGATGTGCTACGAGCCTCGTTTGTGGAAGATAAACCTGCTGTTTGGTCTATTGGTGATGCTATTGAAGCCATACCAGTAAATCCAAAGGCGCAGGAATGCAAACACGGGTTAATGATTCTAAAAGAAGGTGTGGCCAAAACGGGCCGAGACTTTTACGGTTATGTATGCAGTGCTGCAAAGCCTGACCAGTGCGATGCCAAGTGGGCTAAAAAGACAGCTGCGGGATCGTGGTTCTTTCCAAGTGATATAGACGAGGAGAAGGGAGGCGAATGATGGGATACGTTGAACTTAGAGATGGATCAGGATTTACTTTACGAATCGAGAACGATAAGCGAACCCTGATACCATCAACTGACCGTTGTGTTAGCTGTAATGACGACAGGCTTTTAACAGACGGTATTTACCTAGTTTGTACTCAGTGCCACTGTAGGCAATAAGGATATTACCATGACTTACACCCAGTTTAAGTGTAATGGTTGTAAACGCAACACTGAATTCTTGTGGCTAGATCAATTAAACACGCCTGAAGGATTTAAAGCGTACCAGTGCATGGACTGTGGGTGTGTCGGCGTGAAAAATATTGCGGAGGCACTTACTATACCTGACTCGGACATAGTCCGATGCGATAAGTGTGGCAGTTGGAAGTTTATATCCGTGGTCTGCCACACTTGTTCACTAATTAAGGAGAAATAGTGAGTACATTTAAAAAGGGTATTAACTCGCCAGGCTATAAAGAAAATAACGATTATTACACACCACAATGGATATTTGACGCATTGGGTGAAACTTACGATTTAGACGTGTGCGCTCCAACGGGCGGTGTGCCCTGGCTACCAGCTAAAAATCACTACGATCTAGAGGCTGATGGCCTAGTACAACCCTGGCATGGCTTCGTTTGGTGTAATCCTCCATATAGCAAACCTAGCCCGTTTATCGATAAATTCTTGGCGCATGGTTACGGCATCATGCTGGTACAAGTATCCAAATCCAATGCGTTTGTTAAACTATGGAACGAAGCGCACGGTATAGCCTTGCTGCCACCTAAATTGAAGTTTGTGCATAAAACAGATGGCCTAAAAGGTATATTCATGAGCTGTGTGCTAGTAGGCATGAGCGACCGTGCAGTACAAGCTATGAAGAAAGCCGACTTCACTAGAGTCCGATGATTACAGGTTATGTAGAAACGTGGTTAGACCTCGATGAGATTATTCCATACCTCGCCACGCCGTCTGACCTGCGGTTATGCTAAATGCTATTGACTGCGCTGGTACGCTCTAGATCGCATTCGCCCTCAAGGCGAAAAGGCGAGCCCCGTAGGGGAAGGCTCGCAAGGTGCACGCTAGTTGGGCTGGCTCTATTTGTAGGCCAAATGTTTAGCCTTGAAAGAGCTTATTCCGCTGATCATTACAAAACTAATCATTACAGACAGTGGGCGTTTATACAGCTAAACAACTTAGATGAGTTCTATTGCTTAGATGAGCTGTATTACAAAGAATCTAGGTGGAATCCTAATGCTCGTAATGGTTCTCACTATGGGATACCACAAGGCAAATCGAAGTATCTTGCTACTGCTAGCGGGTTTAAGCAGGTTGAGTGGGGTATCAAATATAACTATAACCGTTATGGTTCTATGTGTAATGCGCTTAATCATTACAACATTAAAGGCTGGCATTAG